CAATGAACACTCCTGCAACAAGTCATCACTACATTACCTTGTCTGGCACTGCTGCCACAGCCGGGCTGAGTGGCAGTACATCAATCACCTTAAACGGCAGGATGAAAGACGTTTATATTTCAAACCCGGCGGCACTCGCAACACGCTATGAAATATATGCAGAACTTACAAACATTGCCTCTGGCGAAATGTTGACACCAACTGGTTCTGGTATTTCACTCTAAAATATAAACCAAAATGGCTATTTGTGTTGCTCATAACTATTTAATTTGATTAACTGCCATCTTAAGGGGAGCAATTTATGTCTAATTCTATGCTAGAGCAGGCCATCTTGGATGCAAGCCAACTTCGTGAAGCCGCTTTGAAGAGCGCCGAAAGTGCGGTTATAGAGAAATATTCTTCAGAAGTTGAAAAAGCAATGCAATCTATTTTAGAGCAAGAAGAAGATGAGCTTGCACTAGGTGCTGAGGAAGGTGCCGACGCCGAAGATGAAATAGAGGTTCCTATGGCTCATGACCCATCCGTTCCCGATGAAGATATAGTGGTCGTTGATCTCGATCAAATTATCGCTGCGGCTGATGCCGAACAGGATCCGGAAGAAACAGATTTTGAGATGGACAGAGAAGAGATCGCTGATGAAGTCGGTCTTGACTTGGACATGGAGCCAGAATTGGACGCTCCAGGCAACAGGGACGACGAGATAGAGCTAGACGAAAGTCATCTTGTGGACGTATTCAAGGAAATGTTAACTATTGACATCTCTGATGAAGACCAGGCAATGGTCGCAGAGTATGACGAGGAAGAGGTCGCTGAACAAGAGGAAGAAGAAGGCGTCTATGTAGCCTCTGCTTCAACTGATGGTGTTGACAAGAAAGATCTTGAAGACATTGAATACAAGACAGACCGCCTTGAATTAAAGAATGAGTCTCTAAACAAAGAGAACAAGAAATTAAGAAATTTATTATCAAAAGTCAAGAATCGTTTGGAAGAGGTAAACCTCTCCAACGCTAGGTTGTTATATGCGAATCGTGTTTTGCAAGACTCCTCCCTGAATGAGCAACAAAAGAATAGAATTGTTGAGATGGTCGGAAAAACACGGTCGGTGGAAGAAGCGGAGATGTTGTTTGAAACTCTTCAAAAGACAATGGCGGGTAAATCTTCTAATAGAACCCCACAATCGTTGTCTGAAGCTGTGTCAAAGAGATCATCTGTAATTCTTAGTGGACGCCAACCGGCTGAAAGCACCGATAAGAGTCCTGTTTTAAATCGCTGGGCTACGCTCGCAGGTATTAACGACAAATAACAGATAAATTAAAGGAGAAAAACAAATGTCTGTAATTGAAACATTGACCGAAGGTATTCGTCAACGTTCTCTTGCTAAAGAAGGTGAAGCTCTTCTTGATAAGTGGGAGCAAACTGGTCTTCTAGAGGGTCTCAACGATGTGAATCGTACCAATATGGCCCGTCTATTGGAAAACCAGGCTGCACAGCTTCTCAAAGAATCTACAACTATGCAAGCAGGTGACGTCGAAGGATTCGCTTCTGTCGCATTCCCAATTGTACGCCGTGTATTCGGTGGGTTACTCGCTCAGGACCTCGTTTCTGTGCAACCGATGAGCCTCCCAAGTGGACTCATCTTCTTCATGGATTTCGTCTACAGCCCCGATAGCGGAATGGGCACCACTGATAACAGTGGTACGTTCCACCGTCTTGGAGCCGATGGCGATGCATCTATTTATGGTCAAGGACGTGTTGCTCGTCAGATCCTCAGCGGTGCAAACCTCGCTGATGCTGCTGGCCAAGCAGGTTTTTATGATCTTGGTAACGGCTTCTCGAGCCCGACTGGCTCGGTTAATGGCTTAACAGTTATTTCTTCGGGTACTTTCGGTGGTAACGAGTCTTCTGCTGATGTCAAGACCCTTCGCCGTGACCCAGATCTAATTTCTGGTACATCTACTTACGTTATTGCCGAGTACACCTTTGCAAATACAGATGGTGTCAACTTTGACAACCTCGCTGCTCTCGTGGTCTCTGGTACTAACGGTGCTGGTAATCTTGCTGCTGGTCCTGATGAGGACACCAACGGTGGCGCATACCACGCTCGCCGCTTGAACCAGTTCTCTGGAAGCACAAACGACAAGGTGCTGTTTGTTGGCGTTAGTCGTAACGCTGCTGTCAGTGCAGTTTCGCTTTCTGAGTCCATCATGGGCGATATCATCAACGGTACCGCTGGTGGTGACGTGTTCTTCCCGAAGACTGACAACTTTGTTGCAGCCGGCGACCCCTTTGGTGCGCTTAAGGGTAGCAGTGCTAACAATGGCTGGGGACTTGAAACAAGTCAACAGATTCCAGAAATTGACATCAAGGTTGACAGTATTGCTGTGACAGCAGTCACCAAGAAGTTGAAAGCTAAGTGGAGCCCCGAGCTTGCTCAGGACCTCAATGCTTATCATAATCTTGATGCTGAAGTTGAGCTTACAAGCATCCTCTCCGAGCAGATTGCTCTTGAAATTGATCAAGAGATTCTTTCTGACCTCGTTGCAGGCGCTTCTGCCGACACTCTTTACTGGAGCCGTCGCCCTGGTAAATTCCTCAACCGTGATACGGGTGCGGACATTACCAACAGCTTGGCACCTACCTTCACAGGTACGGTTTCCGAGTGGTACGAGACTCTTCTCGAAACCATTAACGATCTAAGTGCTCGTATGCACCGCAAGACCCTTCGTGGCGGCGCAAACTTTATTGTTTGCTCTCCTGAAGTTGCTGCGTTGCTTGAGTTCACCGCCGGGTTCAAGGCTAGCGTCAAGCCCGAAGATGATCAAGGTTCGTGGGGAGCGGTTGCCGTTGGCTCGCTAAGTCGTAAGATGGACATCTATGTTGATCCTTACTTCATCCGAAACGTCGTTTTGGTTGGACGCAAGGGAACTAGCTTCCTGGAAAGCGGCTATGTGTACGCTCCATATGTGCCACTACAGGTCACACCAACTATCTTCGGTACCGAAGACTTCGTGCCTCGCAAGGGCGTGATGACTCGCTATGCGAAGAAGATGGTCCGTCCTGATATGTACGGTCTTGTTGTATGCTTCGATCTCGCTGGCTAATGTAAATTAGCTACAGGTTGAATAACAACGCAGAGAACCTCGTCCTAGTGGCGAGGTTTTTTGTTTTTATATGCTGTCAATTTAGATTAAAACTACTTACTAAGACAAAGTGTCTAAAAATACATCTACGAGGATTCTTTAATGCCTGTAAACTTACAACCATCAAGTCAAACAAGCGCCCTAGTGCTACCTTCAACTGGAACTCATTCTGATGTTGCTGGAGTTTTAGCATATGGTATTTACAGTGGCTCAGAAAGCTTCATTAGCGGCGCTGTAGATCAAGTTACATATGTTTACAATAAATTGGGTGGTAACGTTTTAGATTTAGAAATACAACCAAAAAATGTTTATAATGCTTACGAAGAGTCTTGTTTAGAATACTCTTATCTTGTGAATACTCATCAGGCAAAAAATGTTTTATCTGATATGCTAGGCAATACCACAGGGACATTTGATCAAGATGGTGAATTAAGTGGAACATATCAAACAAAAGCAAACTTAAAATTTCCTAGGTTCCAACTTGGGTATGCTACTCACATTGGTCGAGGTGCAGGACTCCATGCTTCTGTCGGAGCCACCCAGACAATCTATTCTGCTTCGTTTTCTGCCTCTAGAGATGTTCAAGATTATGATTTACAGGCCATAATCTATAGCTCCTCTCTGGAATCAGACAAGCCTTATTATAATAAGATTGGTTCTAGTTCAATAACAATTCATGAGGTGTATTACAAAACACCCAGAGCATCCTGGCGATTCTTTGGTGGAACAACTGTTGGCACTGTTGGAAACCTGTCAACATATGGAATGTATGCTGACGATGCCAACTTCCAAATTGTACCTGCTTGGCAAAATGTTCTACAAGCCTATGCTTATGAAGAAGATATGAATGTCAGAGCTTCTCATTACTCATTTGAGATTAACAATAACAAACTAAGAATTTATCCTACACCTGATGGAACTAATCCAGACAAGTTCTGGGTCAGGTTCAGAACGGCTGAGGACGCTTTCGATGAAGAGGCTGATAGAAAATATGGTGCTGATGGCGTTAACAATATGAATGCATTGCCGTTCCCAAATATTCCTTATGAAAATATTAATAGCATAGGGAAGCAGTGGATTAGAAGATTTGCACTCGCTCTCACTAAAGAGGTGCTAGGACAAGTCCGGTCAAAGCTAGGATCAATTCCTATACCAGGCAACGACGTTACTTTGAATGGGCCAGCACTTATCTCTGAGGCTAAAGAAGAACAAAACACACTTAGAGATGAACTTAAGACTGTTCTGGATGAAATGGTATATGGTAAGCTTGCCGAGGGGGATGCTGCAATGCAGGATAGTATTAACAATGTTTTCAAAAACATCCCACACGGTATTTATGTGGGTTAAGTAAATGGCTGACAAAAGAAACACCTGGACACAACCAACATCTCCGCCGCCTCCTTTGTTTGTAGGAAAGGCTGAGAGAAATTTTGTTAAACAAATAAATGACGAAGTTGTTGAGAAGATTGTTGGGCAGCAAGTATTATATTATCCTATAGATATGGAAAGAACAAACTTTCACCCACTTTATGGTGAGGCTATAAATAAAACATTTCTTCCACCTGTAAGGATCTATGCTTTAGTTGAGTATGTTGGATCAGACCGGGTTCAACAGAAATATGGTTTTGATAATCTGTATAATATAAATGTACACACGCACAAGAGAAGGCTTGTTGAAGATCAGAACTTATTCGCCCGACTTGGGGACTTCATGCAATACGACGATATGTATTTTGAAATAGTGGACCTTTTTGAGCCTCGTTATATTTTTGGACAAGACAGTGCATTTACAAACGACGAAACATCTATGGAAGTAACCTTGGTGGGTAAGCAAGCTAGAAGAGGATTATTCAATGCCGATTAGAACACCTGTAAACGTTCAACCCAGTGCATCATATTCTTTAGCTCCTTCAAGTATAGAGGACATAGATTTTGCTGTATATAAATTTGTAGACGAGAGATTAAATATTTCCGTAGACACAAACGAGGGATGGGAAAAAGTACCAGTTCTGTATTCTTTGCCCGAAAGAGCTTACCAGATTAAGAATGACCCTGGCTTAAGACCCAATGGAAGAACTTTGATATACCCGTTGATTTCTATAAATAAGAATAGTGTTGTGCAGAATCCTGCAAACAAAGGAATCTATGGACTTAATGTTCCTCCGTACTTTGATTACTATGATAGGGGCGGCTCAATAGCTATTGCTCGCCAGGTTGAACAAGAGCAGACACAAAAGTTTGCCAATGCAAATGCCATTCGTAAATCTACTGGCGGACAAGACAAAAACCGTCAAACCTTTCCGGGCAAAAACAAAAACATTGTCTATGAGACACTTCTTATCCCAATGCCCACGTTTGTAGAGATGACTTATGCTATCGATATTGTTACCGAGTATCAACAGCAAATGAACCAAATATTGACAAAGTTTCACACCTTCTCAGGGGACCCAAGTGTCTTCAAGGTGTCTCACGAAAGAAATTCTTATGAAGCTTTCCTAGATCCAAACTACACCATAGATTTCAAGGCTGATGGATTAGATGTCACAGAAAGAATATTTACGACAACTTTGTCACTAAAGGTTCTTGGCTATCTAGTTGGCGACAGAGACAATCAAAACACCCCCATTACAGTCAAGAGACAAAGCGCAGCAAAAATAAGGTTTTCTAGGGAAAGATCTATGCTGGACGAGGAACCAGAATTTCAGGCTGGACGAAAAGATAAGTATAGACCTTAAACTGCAAGGAGTTTAGAGGTTTGCGTTACTATTTATTATTAGCAATCGTGCGTAACGATTAAATAATTTTGTTAGCTTAAGAGGAGAACAAAGAAAAAATGGCGAATGATCCCACAAGCAAGTTCAAGTTTATTTCACCTGGTGTATTCGTAGATGAGATAGACAACAGCCAACTTCCTGCCACCCAGGCAGCAGTTGGACCTATGGTTATTGGTAGAGCAGCGAAAGGACCAGCAATGGTACCTCAAACTGTAAGTTCTTTTTCTGAGTTTGTTGATCTGTTTGGAAATCCCCAAGCCGGCAATGAGGCAGGAGACATTTCTAGATATCTTCTTTCCCC